CTTGCTAGCGTGTGGAGTAAGGTTGATCGTAGAGGAGAGGAGAAAATAGGCCGGCTAACATAAAGCAGTGTGCTTTTAGCATTCGTCCGACTGTTAAAGAAGGTTTGTAATGGCGCTAACCCACTACCCGACCTAGTTCCGAAAACAGAAAAGCCACTTAGCTCTACCCTCGGTGAGAACCCTGCGGCAAAAACCAAGGGCGAGAGTAGAATTAAGTGGCCTTAAACTGTCGCTTCTCACGGCAACGGTTTAATTATAAGCACACATTTTCAGCTTGTGTCAAGCAGTATCAAAAAATATTTTCACGCTAACCGGCTAGGGTGACAAAGTACTGTTTAAACATTTACGCCGGGTTGGCCAGCACGCCGCGTTGATTTCGTTTAAACTACAGACTGAACCTTGCAGTTGCATGTCTGGTTCTCTCCTCCCCTTTACTGGGTTAACCCCGCTTAGTTCGCTTTGCGGGGTTTTTTTTCGGGGCAACTTCGGGGATCTTCTCCACGATGATCTCAGCCCGTGGGTTCTCAGGGTCAAGCCCCCAGTAACAATGACGCTCTTTGACTTGGCGATCATTCTCATAGATCAGCCCCTGCATCAGGTCAAGGATCAGGCTTTCATCAAGGTCAGGTCTGCGTGATGCGTAATAAATTCGGAGAGTAACTCTCAGATCCCCCGTCATTAGAGTAGCAAGCGGTTTGCACTGTTGTTTAAAAACATCAGAGTAACTTAATGCTTTCTTAGACTTAATCAACCGAGACATACCACCGTAGTGAACAACCCTGCGAGAGTTTGCTTTAGATGCAGGCTCACCAAAAATAATTTGTGATAGTGCTTGCAATTCTGTTGTAACATCGCTATTATCTAGTTTCGGTTCCATAAACACTTTCGGAGATTAAATGAAAATCACCAACAAACAAGGGCTACCCGCACCGTTAGTAGCTTTGCTCGCAAGAGAGTACTACTCCAAGGGTGCATCCCAGTATAGCGTAACTGAGTTAATGTCTCCACCAAAGATTCGCAGAATGCGAGAACAGTATGACGAGGACATGGAGATTGACGTAACCAAGTTGATCGCTTCACAGCTTGGCACATTCATGCACGGCAAGCTTGAGGGCAAGGTTGTCGAGGGCTACACCAACGAGGAACGCATCTTCCACTCTATTGATGGCGTGACCATCAGCGGTGCTATCGATCTGCAACAGCATACCCCTGACGGTATCGTGATCATTGACTACAAGTTCGTCAAGGCTTGGTCAGTCATGCAGAGTAAAGAAGACTGGGTTACACAGTTGAACATCTACAAGTGGTTGGTTGAGACGGTCAAGAAGCAAAAGGTCTGCGGTCTGAAGATCTGCGCAATCATCAAGGACTACACCCCGCACTCAACCCAAGAGGGCTACCCCGAGGCAGAGGCGGTGATGATTGACATCCCGCTGTGGGACTCAGTCAAGACAGAGACATATGTACGCACCCGCTTGGAGATGCACCGTGCCGCCAAGCAGGCTCAGGAATTCGGGGAGGACTTACAGCCCTGTACCGATGAAGAAAGATGGATGAGCGAGACCATCTATGCAGTGAAGAGAGAGGGACGCAAGACTGCGATCCGTGTTTTTAAATCAATAGACGAGGCCAATGAACTGGCAGAAAAGGAAAAGGGATATGTCGAGGAAAGAAAAGGCGAGCCAAAGCGATGCACCGGAGACTTCTGCGGAGTCGCCCAGTGGTGTAAACAATACCAAGGAGAACTCAATGTCACCGCATGATTTGCTTAAGCTCAACGTCAATGAGCACACCGAGAAGAAGAACGGCCTGACGTACCTATCATGGGCGTGGGCATGGGCTGAGGCTTTGAAGGCTGACCCTGCCGCCACCTTTGAGGTCAAGACCTTTGCGTCCGACCAGTACACCGAGATGCCATACATGAACGTCAATGGGACTGGCATGGTATGGGTGACGGTCACCATGTTTGGTAAGCCAATGACTTGCTTCTTGCCAGTCATGAACCACCGCAACCAACCCATTCAGAACCCTGACGCTTTCCAAGTCAACACCGCCATCATGCGCTGTATGACCAAAGCCCTCGCCTTGCACGGATTGGGCCTATACATCTATTCGGGTGACGATCTTCCCGAGGATGACGAGAAAGCCGCTCCTATCACGCAGGCAGAGGCTCCAAAGCCAATCATCAGACAGGCCAAGAAACCCGTTCAGCCTACAGACTGGGATAACTCAGACGCAAGTCGCAAACTGTTTGCAGACGGAATGATTGAGTACACAGCCCACTGCACCACAGTAGCCGGTTTAAACAGCTACTGGAAGAGCAATGAACTTCAGCTTGACTCGCTGAAGGAAACGCACCCTCCTCTCTACGAGGAGGTTTTAACCCGCTTCAAAGCATTGAAGCAACAACTTACGGAGAAACCAAATGAGTGATTACGAAGCAAAACCCGACACAGGATCCCTGTTCGCAACCCAAAGCAAGAAGACCCCCAAGTCACCCGACTACTGGGGAACGATTGCCATCAACATGAAAGACCTGACCAACGTCAAGACCGAGAACGGCCTGACAGTGGTGAAGCTTTCCGGTTGGAAGAAAGTTGCCAAGAACGGTAAGACCTACCTGTCATTGGCTGTAGACCGTTACGTTCCACAACAACAGGGCGGTGTCCGTCAGGAAAACCAAGCCCAAGAGTTCCCCGCTGATGACAGCGACATCCCATTCTAAGGAGAGAAACCATGACACTAGCAACCAAGATTCGTGAGCACAAAGCCACCAACCCCGAAGCAAATAACAAAGAGATTGCCAAAGCTTTGAACACAAGCCCAGCTTATGTTTTCCAAGTCTTGACCAATTACAAGAAGCCAAAGAAAGATAGTTTGAAACCAGTAGCCCCTACAGAAGGGCAGAAGGTTTTGCGCAACGAGATTGCACGTTTAAACCACGCAATCGAGCGCTGGGAAAGCCTGAGCAAGTTTCAAGAAGCAAAGATCAACGTCTTGACCCAACAGGTTAAAAACCTCAAGGATCATCATGCGGGTCTTGAGTACGTGATCTCTTACCTTGAGTCACGCCTTGGCATCGAGAAAAAAGAAGATGGCGCTACAGTTTGAAGCCCGTAAAGTGGCGTTGAAGCAAGACCGTACAGGTTTTATTTTGACGCTGTCTCTGCACCCTGACGAAGTACCGGAAGAGATTCTGCGTGACTTTGTTGGGGCGAGATATGCCTGTGCGGTGGTTCGCATCCAAGATGATGAGTCACCCACGCATTACGACAACCGAGTGAAGAAGGCCGGAATGCTCTGCCGAGAGGAAGACTTCCAATACTACCTCGGTACGACCTCGGAAGATGAAGCCGCAACCAAGTTGTGTAAACACTGCGGGATTGAATCAAGAACAGAACTCTATGGCAACGCCAACGCTCAAGCTAAGTTTGATAAGTTGGTTGCGTCATACGAGAAGACGAAGGTAACCGATGACCCTTTCTAAGAAACTTAAACCGTTCATGACATACATGGACGATGCCGACTAGGTCAAGCTGAAGAAGTTTGCCAAAGCTAAGCGAGTCACGATGGCAAAGATCTTACGTGAAGGTCTTATGGTTCGCATGGCTGAAGACAACCCGTACATCAATGGGTTCAACGACGGCCTCAATGCCGCTATCAAGATCATTGGTGAGCATCAAGCCTCGCAGATGAGATTCCCGTCAGGGAAATCTTTCGGGGAACTGATGACCGATGAGATCATGAAAGAACATATGAGGGAGATACCAAAGTGAAAGTTCTACGAGGTGACCGCAATCAATGTCAGGGATGCAAAGAGTACTTCAACAGTAGCGGTGCGTTTGAGAAGCACCGTACAGGCAAGTTTGGAGTAGACCGCAGATGCAGAACCCCGGAAGAAATGATTGAGAAGGGATTCAGTTTAAACGCCGCTGGCTATTGGATTGCATCCAAGATGCCGGAACACAGAAAGCTAAGGGATATACAAAATGCTGACAGTTGAACAATTACGTCGTAAAGCACGGAAGATTTACAACAACGATATGGTTCCCGAACATATCAATCGCCACAACCAACGCAAATGGGTTCGCTCAGTCTTGCAGTTGGGTGACCGTTGGCTTATTGCTAAACCACTCGGGAGTTTGAATGCAACCCAAAGTAATTCTTGAGTTCCAGTACCCCGATGACGAGGACAGGTTACTGTTCGCAGTCAAGGGGCCTGAGATGTACAAAGCCCTCACCAACATCAAGATGGCGGTGACGGGCGGCTTTCACACCAAAGCTGATTTAAACGCAGTGCTGGAGAGAGTGCGGGATTTAACAGACCAAATATTTGAGGAGCTTGGAGAATGAAACAAGTACCGGCATTTCCAACTGTAATGGTTGGTGAAATTGAAGGTGGCATGACACTGCGTGACTACTTCGCGGCCAAGGCTATGCAAGGACTATTTGCAAGTGGTCAGTATGAAGGAATGGTAAACATTACTGCACTGGCTGAGAGCTCATACAGAATGGCAGACGCAATGATGAAAGCGAGGGAAGTATGACTAACAAAGCTGTTTACACGGTGTTGCTGGTTCTGCTGGTGACGTTCTGGGGGTTTGTTTACACGGGGTTGAAATGAACTGGCCATTCCCGCTATTCCCAAACCCCAAGCACAAAGACCAACGGCAACCGAAGTTTAACCCAGATAACGAGGAAGAGAGTCCACTATGAACAGAGAAGACATTATTCGCATGGCACGAGAGGTGGGGTTTGAAGTATTACTGCCAAGTGAAGAAATCTTTGGGCGAGGCGGCGTTTACACGGGAAGCGATGACGAAATATCAGAATATCTTGAACGCTTTGCCGCCCTTGTCGCTTCTGCTGAGCGTGAGGCGTGTGCAAAGATTGCTCATGAATATGTTGGACAAGATTTAGAACATAACTTTTCTGCTGTTATTGCACACAATATCCGAGCAAGGGGAAGCCATGACTAAAGACGAAGCATTGAAGTTGGCGATGGAGGCGTTAATTGGGGCAAGAGCGTTTCTTGAAGGAGATGCGCCAGTTGAAATTTGGAGCGTGAATGACAAAGCCATCACCGCCATCAAAGAAGTCTTGGCACAGCCAGAGCAGGAGCCTGTGGGATTAATTGAAAGC